TTCATATGCAGTTTGTAATCTACCTAATAATTCTCTAGCAGTAGCTGCTTTGTTTGCTAGTATGCCTACATTGACACTATCATTGAAAACAACATAGTGTAGTAGGTATGCCACACAGGTAGTAGACTTACCAGTCTGTCTGGGCATCTTACAGATATTGAATCTGTTCTCATGGAAATTTTTAATTAACTTCTTCTGAAAGTGATAAGGTTTAAATGCTGTCAGACCTTCATCAAGACTCACAATTTTTACATACTTTTCTGCAAAATAAATGGGATCATTTCTGCAAGCATAGAATTCAAGAACTTGTTCTTTACTAAATTGTTGTTCTACATTTGCTCTTTTCAGATTGGGATTACCCAAATAAATGTTGTCTGACATAATAACCTCCTACATCATTTCATACTTTCCAAATTTGAGATCATGATCTCTTGTCTTCATAGTCATATCTATAATTCTTTCTAACTGTCTAACTTTCTTTTCTAAATCCTTAGTACGCTGTTCCTCCTGTTTGGAGGAGTGGTTCTCCTGGTTCATGTTTTGAAACTTGGTAATTCCAGAGTTTTGCGCCAGGATACACTTTTACCACTTGATCCTGAACTTCTCTGCGTGATGGTTTTTTGATTGAAGGGAAAAACATTTTTATCATGTAGTTTTTGCCTCTCCAAGACAAATAACAGTCAATGACATTTCCTATTTGTGCTCTTAATTTAGTTGCCTCTCTAAAGGAAATCATTATATTTGAACATCATTTACTTTAATATTTATTAAAATTTACACTTGTAGTGCTGTAAAAATAACTTTGAATGTAGTGGAACTTGATGATGCAGGGAATCCAAGCAATCTCAAAGCACCACTATTGATGTCAGTAGAGAATGTTGCAATACCTGTTGGTTGATTGAGAGTTCCAAATTCATTCATGTATGTGTTTGTGCCATCATGAATTACATTGATAGTTGTCATATTATAATTAGATCCTTGAACTGCCTGTATTTGATAACTAACAGACCTATAGGTAGATGCACTAATTGACATTACAACTGCTTGTCCTGTAGCAGAAGTAGTTAATATACCTGACTGAATATCACCAGCGATCAATTCTAAATTGGTAGCAGATACTGGTTCAAAAGTAAACTCTTCTTCTGTTGCATTATATCTTAAGAATCTACCATCTCCTAGATTAGAATCATCAACATCATCTAATCCAGTAAGGGTGCTACTACCTAATGATGTGCTTGCAATACCAACCCACTTAGAAGTATCAGACTGATATATTAATAAATCATTATTGGTAGCATCAAATGTAACATCATCAAGGTCTTTGATGAATCCAGCACCACCTCCACCAATGGTATATAACTGTTGCTCAACTCTGTTTACAAATAATCTATAGTTTGCTGCTAAGTCTTGAAGCGTAGCAAATTTTTGATCAGTGGGGGTAAGAGGATCATCTCCTTGCTTCTCAGCAGGATCAGGTGCTATGGGGCGATTGTTAACTATCTCCTCACTCAAAGTTTCTTGAGTTCCTTTTATATCCTCTACAATTTTATAAAGTTCTGCAATATTAATGGTATGAGATTCTGCTTTATCTCTTAACTTCTTAATATCCTTATCATAGTATTTTACTTCTGGAAGATTAGCAACTTCTTCTTTCAGACCATTGAAGTAATTTTTAATTTCTTTATTAGAGTCACGATACTTACTATTAGACTCATCTATCTTTTTCTCAATATTTTGTTTTGCCTCATTCAATTTACTTAATACACTTTTCTTTAATAATCTATCATCATCTTTAAACTGATTTCTGTGCTCCCATATCTTAAGAGCAGTTTCTTTCAACTCTTCATATATCTTATCTTTAGTTTCTTGTAAATACTCCTTTACTTCTTTAATCTCAACCTTCTTTTCAAAATCCTTAAGTTCTATAGTTTCAGTTAGACTGTCTATATCTTGGTTGAATGTATCTTTAAGTGTGTGTAAATTATCATTGACTTTTTCAAAGTCATCATCTATTACGCTAAAAGTTTTTCCAATCCAAGAAAAATCAGGAACTTCATTTACTTCATTTACCCACTTAGGAAATTTGGGTATATCTTCTCTTACTCCCTGAATATCTTCTTTTAATGATTGTATATCATCTTCATAATATCTTACTTCAGGAACTTCTGGAATGCTTTCCTTTACTTGCTCAATATGTGTTAAAAGTTCTTTAAGTTCATTATCATATGATTTTATCTCAGGTATCTCAGGTATGCTCTCTTTGACATCATTGACTAGACGTAATAGTTCAGGCCAAGGAGGGATAACATCTTTTACTTCTGCAAATGTTTCTCCACTAGCATCTTCTATGGTTTGAACTTCCTCTTCTACTTCAATATATCCTTCTACTGATGGTAAATCTTCTTCCTCTAGCAGTTCAGCAATTGACGGAAGTTCTTCAGAACTCTCTGCAAAGTCGTCAATAGATGGCAAATTTTTATAGTCGTCAGACATGTTATGAGTATCTTAGTACTTTGGGATTTCTCTCCCTATGTTTTATTTATTATCTTCTACATTAACAGACTTAAGCATCTTTGCTAACTCTGCTGTAGAACCAACAAAAAGAGAATTGTTAACTGTATTGGGACCTTTGGATACTTTCTCTTCTTCTACATCTTTTAATTTCTTTTGTAGATCCATCAACTTATCAGTTGCATCAGATACACTCTTAATCAATTGACCAGCAACTTCATATGCTCTTGGCATTTCACTGTCTTGAGCAAGTTCAAGAATACCATCAATAGCCTCCTGACCTTTCTCTATTATGCTGTATAAATTACCTCTAGTATATTCATAGTCTCTCTCAATATCAGTTCTCTCATGCTTCTCAGGTTTAGTAATTCCAACTTCAGTGGTTTCTGTAGAGACTATATCTCCAGAAACATTAAAAGCATCATTTAATTCATCAAAGTTTTTAGTCATTACGTTGTCCCATCAAAACCAAAGTCATCTCCAAATTCTATAGCAGCATTGTCTGTAGATGTGATGACTTTAACTTCTGCACCATTCACATGATCTGTGGCAGTAGTGTTGTCTTGACCTCTTCTAACTGTCAGTGCTGTTCCAGAAATAGATTCAACATACATTTCCTCCTGATCTATGTATATGTAATTGGTTGCTTCAATACCACTAGCACTAGTTACATTAATGATGCCAATGCTTTCATTTATGTTCTCACTTAGGTTTGTAGTGACTGTATCGCCATATGACTTAGTTGCTCTAGGTACAACACTGTAAGTAACCTCCCTAGTTGGAGTGGATGTTTTGCCACCAGCAACATATCCAACAGATGCCTTCTTGATAACATCCTTAGCAATGTCTGTATTAACAGGACCAAACATGTATGTCTTAGCAGTGAATCTCATAGTATAGATGAGTGCTCTTCTGGTAGAGAAATCACTTTCATAATCATCACTAGTAGTAATAGAATTCAGAACAATTGGTATATCTCTTTTCTCTCCAATAGTATCAACTAGGTCTACTGATACAGTATAGGCAGGTTGAAAGTATGGGAGTATCTGCTCTACTATTTGAAGCATATCATCATTCAACTTAGTAAAAATACTAAGTTCAAAATCTAGGTTATATGGCACAGGAAGATATGTTTTTGCTAGTGTCTTCTTATCTCCTTTTACACCTTTTAAAAATGTTTGTGTGGTTGTTGACTTTCTTGCAGGATCATAACTAAGACCATTTAATTCAAATGACATTCTTGGTAGTGTGATCTGAACTGGTCTGTTTAGATCAGGTACTTGCTCTAGTCTTGCTAAGAACTTTTGAGTAGGACCATATGCCAATGGAACCTTGGTAGTACTAACAACTGAATCATCACTATTAGTGTGATTTATGTTTATATTATTAAAGATAGAACCAAACGCAATGATGGTTCTCCTCATTATTTCGTGATAAAAATATTCAAACATTGTTATAGTCCTGACATTTTATTTAGGGCATTCCAAATGGATTGGTCTCTGTGAAGTCAATAATATCATCTGCCTCACTTTCTATATTAGTATTATCAGCAAATCCACTATCTACATTAGTATCAGAAGTCTTCTGATATTCATATTCAGCACCAGATGTGCTACCTGTAATAACCTCACCATCAACAAATGCACCAGTGGTAATAGATACTTTAAGTTCAAGAGTAGATGCATCCCATGATTTGACTCTACCAGTAGAACTACTTGCAGCACCAGTAACAACTTCATTAAATACGTAATTACCAGATCCACCCATGAATGGTGCTGTGACTGTGATAGTTGGAGGAGTGGTATATCCAGATCCAGCATCAGTAATACCAATCTGAGTGACAATACCTACACTATTGATATATGCCAATGCAGATGCTGTTGTACCCCCCTCAGGTGCTGCTGTAAAGGATATTAGTGGGACTGTAGAGTATCCAGTACCCCCAGAGGTAATTGTGACTATTCCAATAGATCCATCAGATACAGTGGCAGTAGCAGCAAATCCTGCACCTCCACCACCAACTGTATAGATCTCTGGTTCTTGACCTACTGTATATCCAAAACCTGGATTGATAAGATCTACTCTACGTATTCTGAAAGATTTCTCTCCATCATAATCTACTATATCATCTCTCATAGATGCTATACCTATAGCAGTTAGTCCAGCAGAAGGAGCAGATGAAATAGCGATTCTTGGAAGACTGGTATACTCATTTCCTGTATTGGAGATAGTGACCTTACTTAATGCACCATCTACTATTCCTGTAGTAAGAACTGCTGTGGTTCCTGAAGACACCAAGGTAAGTGTTTCAATGTAACCTGCTTTTTCTAAGTTATCATCAATGTCACCCACCCCAGTATCAATGACTTCATCCTCATATCTGTAAAG